GGCAGGCTGGGATCGTCCGCCACGGTGAACTGGATGCCGGCCGCGCTCTTGAACGTCGGGATGCGCGATTCGGCATCCGCTTCCAGGAACTGGTAGTTCAGGAACTGCTGCTCGCCGCCGCTCGAGGTTGAGCCGACGATCTGGGCCAGCTGCGTCCACCCGGTGATCTCGCGCGCCGTGCCGGTGCCGCCGCCTGCGCTGTAGACGCTGGTCGACGTGGTATCGATGCCTTCCAGTTCGAAGGTGCCGGCGGCGGAGCCATCGACGCGCACGATCTTGTTGGTGAGGCGCGACCAGCCCGAGGTGACCTCGAGGATGTCGCCGTCGGTGAAGCCGTGGGCAGCGGAGGTGGCAACGCCGGGGTTGGCATTGGTGATCGCGGTGATCGTCTTGGCGGAACCGTAGCCGCTGGCGATGGCCACCAGCGAACCGTTGGGGAGGGTGACGGCCATTGTGTTTCCTCGTTGGAAGCCCGCCGCGCGGGCACAAAAAAACCGCCTTTCGGCGGCTTGGGGATTGCGCTTGCGCGCGGTTTAGGTCGTGTCGGCGCGGTAGGTCAGCGAGACCGGCACCGCGTAGTAACTCTCGAACTGCAACGCAGGCGCCACGCTGGCGGGCGTGGTCTGCTGGACGGTGATCGCGCCGGATGTCAGCCGCGCGTTGTGCACGAACAGGGCCGCCAGCTCGTCGGCGATCGCTGCCGCCGCGCCCGAGCCGGTATTGATCGGCGCGTAGACCGATACCTGGAACACGCCGCGGTAGGCGCGATGCGCGCCGGCCAGGTCGTCGCTTTCGGTGTCAGCCGGCAGCTGCGTGGCGTGCAGGTAGGTCTCGCCCGTTGCCGGGGTGAAGGGAACGTTCTCGTAACGGACGCGCAGCGCCGGCGAGCGTGCCGCGGCCCATGTCCCGAGCCGCCCCTCGTAGGCTTGCCGGCAGAGCTTCTGGCTCACTTGGGCAGGCTCCGCACGGCTTTGTCGACGAACGTCTGGAACTCCGCCACGGTGATTCGCACCATGCCGGCCTTAGCCTGGCTCGACCATCCCTCGTACTCGATCCGCCGCACGTACGGCAGCGAGTTGAGGAGGTAGATGTCCTGCGTGCCGTCGTAGGCGCGCAAGCGCGACTCGCCGCGGCGCACCGCGTTGTCCGTCGTGCTCTTGCTGGTCGTGAAGTCGCCGCGGCCGATGCTGGTGTTCCAGTTCGCGCGCAGGCGGCCGCCGACATAGCCGGGCGGTGGCGGATTCTTCCACTTGTCAGGGTTGCCCACCGGCGTGCGGAGCACGACCTTGGCGAGCACGTCGAGCGCCACCTTGCGCGTGACTGTTGCCGGCGCCGCGGTGGCCTTGGCCACGAACTTCGAAACGTCCAGCGCGAACGTGCTCATGCCCGGATCTGCGCCTCGAACAAGACCGGCACGCCCGCCGGTGAGACTGGCTTGGCCGAGACGACGGTGTACTTGACCGACTGCCAGGTGAGCTGGTCGCCCTGCTTCGGCTCGGTAGCCGGCGCGCAGTAGGCGCGCTGGTCGCCCTGCTTGATCAGCGTGCCGTCGATGTATTTCTGGTCGTACGCGAACACGGCGGCCGTGGTCACGATGTCGGTGTAGGTCGCCGCGCTTGCACCGGTGGCCGGGTTGTACGCACCGGCCGTGAGCCGATGCAGGACACAGGACGCGCCGAAGCGGGCGAGCAGCCGGGTGGCGGTCGCTGCGGTGGCGGAGTAGTTGAAGGTCATGCCCGCTGCACCGGCACTTGATTCAGCCCGCCGGCCAGCAGCCCCGCCAACATGTTCTCGACGTAGGCATACCGCGTCGCCTGGCGCGCGCCGGCGGCGTACGTCACCGAAATGGGCCCGACCGTTTCCGAAAGGACTTGGGCGCTTTGGTCGCTCAGCAGCTCGCCGCTCGACGCCTTGAGTGCCAATTCGATGTTCGCGCGCACAAGGGCCGCCGGGATCGCCGTCGACGACAACTCCACCCCATCGACCCACACGCACGTGCGCGGCCAGCTGAGCGCTTGCGTGATCGCAACCCGCTCGCCCTTCCAGCGCAGGCCATAGACCGCCTCGATGTAGTCGCACGCCTGCCGCAGCGCAGCCTCGCGCAGCGCGTCGGACGCCAGCGCAGCCCATGCGGCGTTTGCCCGCGCGGTGAAATAGGTCGAGGCATCGGCCACGCTGGCGTAGGACTCTGCGCCGGCGACCTGGCTGCCGTTCTCGACAATCAGGGCCATCAGAGTTCCTCCACCATGCGGTGCTTCAACAGCTTGGCGACCTCGTGCCGCAGCGCGGTGATCTCGCCACCCTTGGCCACGTCGATGCGCGCGATCGTGCAGGGCTTGAGCGCGCGCACGCGCACCGCGCCGTCGACGCCGAGCAGGCCCTCGATCGCTGCGTGCGGCTTGTATTTAGTGAACCGCTCGGTCTTGTTATAGGCCGGCCACACCTCGACCAGCGGCCCCGCGCCGGCAACCCGGACGGGACAGTGCACGTCGCGCGCGATCTTGCGCGCTTCCTCGACGTACCCGGGCTCGCCGCCGTAGCCATCGCAGCCGGCGAGGATCACGACCTTCGCGCCCATCGCCCAGGCCGCCCAGGTGGCGACCATGCCCGATAGCACGAACCGCGGATGCTGCGGCCAGTGGCCGAGCCGAATATCGGCGTAGCCGTGCGGCGAGATGATCGGGGCGTCGCTGCGCTCGCGCAGGAAAGCGCCCATCTCGCACCGCTCGCGGCTGTGCGTCTCGTCCATCGCCAGCAGGTAGTCGGGCTTCCTCAGCTCGACGCCGTGGGCGTTGGTGCTGATATAGACGTCAGCCTCGATGCCGGCCAGTTGCTCGGCCAGGCCCGGGGCACCGCCCATGACGCAAATGCGCTTGCCCTTGTGGGCGAGGATCATCTCACGAAACGACTTCATGGGCGCGCCACCGCGAGCACGTGCTTGCGCGGGATCACCTGGATCTCGACGCGCGAGAACGCGCGACCCAGCGCCGCTTCCCACCACTCGGGCGGGAACACGGACAGGTGCAGCTTGCGGCCGTACCAGTTGTCCTCGAACAGCGCAATCTGGAAATAGCACGCGCGCCGCGTGCGTGCGGCGATCTGATCGAACACCTGCGGCACCCGTTCGGGCGGTAAGTGCTCCATCACATCGGCGCAGAATCCGTACTCCGTCGGCCCCATGTCGGCCGGCAGTTCCCACAAGCACGCCTCGATCACCGGGCCGTGCGGGCCGCGGTAAGCGTTTGCCGCGATGTCCACCATGCGGACATCGTAGCCCTTCGCCACCATGGCGTCGGCGGCCTGGCCGCTACCGCTGCCCCAGTCGGTGATGCTCGCGCCCGCCTCGGGCTGCATCCATTCCAGCGCGCCGGCGAGATGCCGGAGCCCTGGCGAACTGCGCGCGTAGTCGTCGTGCTTCCACGTCTCGACGTACTTGGTGCGCTCGGCTTGCGTGTCGTCCATGCAGGAGTGAGGGCGGCCCTCGAAAGAGCCGCCCTCCAGTGCCATCAGGCCGAGTTGGCGTTGGCGGTGACCATGACGCCGGCGGTGTGGCGCCACGAGGTTGCGACCTTGTCCCAGTTCGCGCCGGTCGCGATCTCCGCGTCGGTCGGGGACTTGCCGCCACTGGCGGTATCCCAGGCGAACCCCTTGAGCGCCAGGCCAAAGGTGTAGTCGGCCTGCATCGTGGTCTCGATGCGTTCCTTGCCGTTGGCGGTCACGATATTGGTGATCAGGTCGCTACCGTCGTAGACGGTCGCCGCGCCGCTCACCAGCGACAGCACCTTGGCATCGTTGGTCGCGGTCGACGGGCTCTCGCGCAGTGCCGGGGCATCGGTGACCACGATGCGGCGGCCCAGGATATCGACCACCAGCACGCCGCGGTAGTCGAACAGGGTGCCCGCGTTCGTGATGTTCTGGTTGATGAACTTGTGGTAGACGCCGGCGTCCATCACGGTCGTGATGAGCTGGCCGGACTGGTCGCCGAACAGCGCATGCGAGTTGTTGATATCGGCGTAGGTGATCGGACCGGTGTTGGTGTCGTAGACGGTATTCGTGGTGCCGGCCTCGATGGCTGCGGTCAGCGCCGCGATGGCACTGTTGAGCTGATCCTTGAGGATCGCTTCGGCCATGTACTTCGAGATGACGGTCGCGGCTTCCGCCGGCGACTTGTTCACCCACGACAGCTGGCCCGGCTCGAAGAGGATGGGGCCGAACCCGCCGGCGACCTTGACGCCGACAGCCTGGAGCTGCGACAGGTTGGTGCTGGACGCCGCGGCGTTGGTGGCGTAGCGATCGACGCGGCGCTGGGCGGCGTGCAGCGAGGCCCAGAAGTTCTCGTAGCGATAGTCGCCCTCGAAACCTTCGGCGGTCAGCACGATGGCTCCGCCGCTCGCTGCGTTGAACTTCTCGACGTCCTGAGCGAGCTTCTCGGTCGTCATGGTCTGAACGGTCTTGTTGAAGACCTTCATGTTGGTCAGGGACATGGCTTATTCCTCGGATGCGTGTTGTTTGAGCAGTTGCTCGGCGCGCGCGATGGCTTCCTCGCGCGTCCCGCCGGCATTGCCCTTGATGGGTTGGTGTGCGCCGCGCCCGCCGTGCGAGCCGCCGCCTTGGGTGTCGGCCGCCGCGACGAAGTGCTTGCCTTCGTCAG